ATGGACACCAGTGCCGGTATTTCCTTTCCAGGGAAAAGAAAAGGTGAATGTCTCTCTGAAATTTATCAGAAAGCACGATACCTACAGCACAGGCTTAAGTCTGCTACAACAGATGGTCGGTTCGATCCGCGGAGAGTTCAATTTCCTCCGTGCATGGCTGGGCAACGTGGTCATCTATCTCCAAGTGATGATCCTAAGACACGTTTGGTTTGGGTTTATCCCGCCGAAGTTCTGGCAATAGAGGGCAAGTTCGCACCTGTTCTCATTGACGCCTACGCCGCGCTTCCAGATAACCCGATGTTAGTTGGGAAATCTGCACAACGGTTATATACCGAATGGTTAGTTAACTACCGTGAAGGTGAGTTCCTTAATGGTCTTGACATGTCGTCTTTCGACACATGCCCTTGGCCTGGACTTATCCATGAAGCTTTTGAAATTCTTGGACAAAACTTCGATTTTGAAAACTTCGGAAATGTACCTAGTACAAAACGTGAGCAACGAAAGTGGCGGAACGTTTGGAAAGGCATGAAGTGGTATTTCATTAACACGAGCATCCTTATGCCCGATGGTCGAATGTTTCGAAAGTACCTTGGTGTACCTAGCGGTTCTTGGTTTACCCAGTTAATCGACTCAACGGTTAATCATATCGTTACGCTCTATATTGCAAAATGTCAATCACTGGCAATAAAGAGTTTGAAAGTGCTTGGTGATGACAGCGGCTTCAGGTCAGCCGTACGCTTGAATCTAGAGATAGCATCTCGTGATGCCGATGCAATTGGTTTCACCCTGCATCCGGATAAGTGTGAAATTTCTCAGAATCCATCTGAGTTTAAGTTACTTGGTACCAAATATCGTTACGGAAGACAATACCGCGATGATGTTGAATGGTTCTTGTTTCTTTTGTATCCTGAACAACCTCCTCCAGATGTCCAAACCTCTATAACAAGATTTGTAGGACTTTGGTTGTGTGGTGCTATGTTTTCAGACCGTTTCTGTTCATTCTTCAAATTCTATCAGAGTTGTTATGAGTGTCCAACTTATGGCTTCTTCTCAAAAGACCAGCGAAAATGGATGAATATTGTTTACGGAAAGAAGACACCTCTAGGATGGAGTCAGAAAGATTCACTCTTTTGGAGATCAATCTTCTATACCCTTACTTGAAGGCCCGTCGAATTTGGTCGACGTTAAACTTGCATTTGGTGAAAACCTTATAGCTCAAACTAAAAATTGGTGCAATACCATGACTTTAAGTCAAAA